TATCAGTAATATGAGTATTACCAGTCCCGAAACATAACCCGCATCAATCCAAAATTTTTGCCATTTGGTCAGCTGGTTAGTCACCTTTGTAGTCGATACAAGCTGAGGTTTCACGATCGTATCCGTTTTATTGATATACGATATGCTATCCTTTCCGGTATTGACCTCTCTCGTCCGGTATTTATAGAGAAATACCGTGTCTCCCTTCGTTTGTATCAGTGTCGAATCGTGTACATATTCCGTATGATTGAGAACCCGGTCTATGTACTTCGTTTCGGTTTTTGTTTGTGCCGGCTGCAAAATTTCTTTCGTTCTGCAACCGGACATGCAAACAACCACTAAGCAAAAAAGAGTAACAAAAAAAAGCTTATTAATTAACCGTTCCATTTCCATTGTCTATTTGTTTGTTATCCTTATCGTCAATCACCACCCCGTCCAGCTTTAAGAATTGCCTTAAATAAGGGATATGGTTGATGAACTCAACCGAGATTAACCAATATATAAATTTGAATACTTTATTCTCCGGCATCAATCTGCACAGGTTTTTGGAGATATTCACGCCGTAAAAATAGATCAACACATACGTCATCGCCGAGATACATTGCAGTGCGCCTTCCGGCTTATCAATATGATCCCCGACAAAGAACACGAAGCTGATCAGGGCAAAGAAGATAAATGCTTCGATGAAGCACATGAATCCCTTTTTAAAATCAAACTTCTCATGTTGTACCAATTTTGCAGAGATGATCCCTAGCAGAAAATTGGCAAATAGCACAGACATCACGGCGATCAATATATTTTCTACCGGATGAAAGTAGGCTATCAGCGCAGCCACTGTACACGACACGTAACTTCTTACTGTATCCATTATAAAACCTCCCATGCTTTGCGAATGACGGCCATGTCGGCTTTCACTCCATTCTCGTGTTGAGAAATAGCCGCTGTAAGGGCACACATCTGGTCTTCGGAATCGACATCAATAATCGCATTTCGATTAATGCCGGAAACTTTTTCTACCGAGGCGACATAAGCCTTTGTATTATTTTCAGAGCTTGGAGCCCAGCGGGCGATGATCTGTTCTATTGTTCTGCATTCATGATAAATGCTGTAGTTTTTCAATAGTTTCAGGACGGCCCGATATCCATATTCCATGCTTTTAAATTGTTTAAAAGCAGGATCTTTCGAGGGCTGTATTTCGCCTATCCACTTTGTAGAGGATAGGCGAATATTGCCAGGATTATTATTTCTTAAGCCTCTAGGTAATGCCATGATTATGCCGATTTAACTTTTGAAACGATGGCTCCAATCGCTTCTTGAACAAATGGCAGCACGATATAACGGTGACGGAAGTTCATCGTGGAGGTATGAGTCTCCGGTGAAGTAGCTGCATCACGATAATACATCTTTGTGCTTCCGGCTGCTTTGAAACAACGATTTGCGTAGAACGCAACCGATGCTCTGTATTTTGATCCGGTAGTAGGCAGAGTGCCATAATTCAATTTCGCACCAGCCTGGTCAAATACCGGACATCCTACATAAGAGTAGCATTTGAATCCGTACATATTCATAGAAAGTTGACCTGTCTCGAAATTGTAGAACTGTCCGAAGAATTTCTGATCGGTTCTCAACAAGTCATTGACATGGTCAGGGCACAACACAAGGATACGTCCTTCCTCCGGGACTTCCAGCTCATCAAATTTTGATTTCATATCAATAAAATCATCACGGGTAACGGGTTGTCTTGCGCCTGTTAATGCATCTCCGGATGTAAACAATACAGGAGTTTTAGTAGCTGTAGCAGACGGAGCAAGTGCATGGATAGCCTTTGAGAACTTCGCTCCGGCAATCGCATCCGCATGACGCTGGATCAACGATGCGCGTTTGTCATAACTCATCGCATACAGTTCGTCGTCAGTGATCGGAGTCACCTTGGTATCATATTTGTCCAACGAAATAGGAATATCGGAATCTGTGATCGTTTGGGTATCGATCGGATAAGTCGTATTATTGATCAATACATCCGGCAATCCGCCTTCGCCAACAAAATGTATCACATCTTGATTATCGACCTTACCTGAATAGTCGGGGATATCCTGAAGGAAACTCCCATTTACCTTTGCATTAAGATTCCTGATAATATCACCGGTCCACAACTCGGTTGCTATTCCTTCAGCTAATACGCCCTTCGGCATAAATGATCCGATCAATGCGGTAATCACAATTGCAACAATTGCACCTGAGACAGGATTAGCTCCTATAGCCGATGCCAGCACTGCGCCCATGATGGCGTTGAACGCCAATCCTGAAAATAATTTTTTCTTATTCATAACAATTAAATTAATTAGTCTTTTAATTCAGGGCAATCAACACCGTATTCCGCTTTATACAACTTCATGTATTGCGCTTTGTCATTTTTACGCATCTCTGTAAGACGATCGGCAGGTACTTCACTCAATTTTTTGAATTCGTGAGGCAGCCCGTCTTTATCCGTATTGATCAGATTCAGCGGTTTAATAGAACCGTTCATCGACAGCACTAATGTCTTGAGCGATTCATTGCCCAATTTCTTGCCCATCGTGACGAACTCATCCTTTTTAGCAGCTGGAATTTTTCCCTCTTTGATTGCTGCCTCCACGGTTGTGGTAATGGCTGCCAATGTAAGTGCTTCTTTCTCCGCTTGTAGAGTTGCCGCATTATCGCTCTGCTGTTTCATCAGAGACATTTTTTCCTTTATCTGTGCTTCAGTAGCCGTCTCAGGCAAACCGAGCATTAAACACAATTCTTTCGATTCCATATCCTTTTTATTATTTTGAGGTTTTGTTTCTATTTTAAGAGGTCCGAATATCCCCTTTGCAAGATTCAGCTTTTCACCTTTATAGAATAGCTCAAGGGCATCGTCATTCGCACCAATATCAACCACTGACACCTCGTTTAATTTAGATTTGGTGATGGTGGGAAGAGTCTGCCCTTTAGCCATATTTTCTACTGTCTCATCGATTGCAAGAATATCAATGCCTGCGCTTACCATTTTCAATGTTCCGGCATCCCATTGCCCATGAATCTGTTGAGATAAGTCTGTCACATCATCGAAGACTAAGTCTCCGGTCACATCGTCATTCTCTTTTCTTACATTCTCTATGTGACCGATCGCCGATGCGCTCCGGTAATCCCGAAAATGCATATACAATAAAATAGGATTCCTATTGTATTGGTCAATATCCATTCCGTCTGTGAGAACCCTCGTACCATACGAGTTAATGGAACTGTTTGAAATCCTTACCGGATAATTATTTTTTAATTCTGTAGCCATAGGCATATTGTTATTAAAATCCTGTTGTGATTAATTTTCGATTCAAAATTAAGCTCCTGGCCAGGAATAAAAAAATAAGTATGAAAGGCTTTCCTGTAAGTCTGAAGCGGTCGCATTGTATTTTTATAAAGCTCTATTTTTATCTGATTTTTGTATCAAAATAATTGAGCATGGTAAAAAAAAATGACAAAAAAGATTTAGCCGAAGCCCTCTACATGTCCGGAATCAATCAACAGGACATTGCCGAGAAAATTGGCGTGAGCCGTGTGACCGTTAACAAGTGGTGCATGAGCGGCGGATGGAAGGAACGGCGGGGAGCAAAGACTATTACCAGGCAAGAGCTTATCAATAAGATCTTATTATCTATCAACGATGCTTTGACGGAATGCACGAATGATCCGAAAAAATTCGGGGCAACGAGCGACCAATTGGCAAAGCTGGCTTCGACGATCGACAAACTTGACAAAAAGGGGAATGTGGTAGACTACATCAATACCTTCGTCGATTTCTCGGATTGGCTAGAGTCTCAAGTAGGCATTAATAAAGAGGTGACTCCTGTGCTCATTCGGGCTATAACGATGCTTCAGAATAATTTCATCAATCAAAGATTCTGACCATGGATGCGAAGACATTAAAAGAGGCGCGCAAAAAATGGGAGGAACATTGCAAGCGGATTGACAACATTACCTCTGAGATGATCGTCGAAAGTCCGGATGAAAGGAAAAAGAACATCCAGCTTGCCCGGAAAGATTATGCCTATTTCTGTAAAAGATATTTTCCTCATTATTGTAAATGCGAGAATGCTGAATTTCACAACAGGGCTGCAAAAAAGATTAAGGACAATCCAAACCTGAAGGGACTTTTCAAATGGCCACGCGGACATGCAAAGTCAACTCATATTGATATCATGACGCCGCTTTGGCTAAAGTTCCAAGAAGAGCCACAAATTCACCTGATGGTACTTGTCAGCAAATCCGAGGACGCAGCAGACAAATTACTATCAGACTTGCAGGCGGAGCTGCAATATAACAAATACCTTATTCGAGATTTCGGGCAACAGTTCAAATCGGGCAGTTGGGAAGAGGGCGACTTCGTCGATGCGCAAGGAGTGGCTTATCACGCCCTGGGGCGCGGACAGAGCCCTCGAGGTTTGCGTAATCACGAAAACAGACCGGACTATATTGTTATAGACGACTTTGACGATGATGAAATAATCAAGAATGAGAAGCGTGTGCAAGATGCCGCTGATTGGGTCACAGATGCGTTATTTGGCGCACTTGACGGCGGTCATGGACGTTTTATTATGGTGGGTAATTTGATAAGCCATAACAGCGTATTGGAGATCATGTCAAAGAAAAAATCCATGTACGTCGATACGATCAAGGCTTATGACAAAAACGGGAATCCATCCTGGCCACAGAAATATACGAAAAAGGATTTACAGGATTACGAAGAGTTCGTCGGATATCGGTCTTTTCAACGTGAGATGATGCATAACCCGATCACGGTCGGAAAAATATTCAAGCGCGATTGGATCAAATGGAAAAAGCCCCTCAAGCTGAACCAATACGAAATAATTATCGCCTACCTGGATCCATCTTGGAAGCCTGGGAAAAAAGATGATTACAAGGCCTGTAAAGTATGGGGGAAACCGAAACGGGGAATACCGGGCACTTCACCAACCGAGCTACATTGTTTATATGCATTCGTTCGTCAAAGCTCGATCGGGGAAATTGTCAGATGGTTGTATGACCTTTACGAAAGTACTCCCAATATCGGGATACAGTTTTACATGGAGGCATCCTTCATGCAAGATACACTCCTGGACGATTTCACGGCCGAGGGCGATGAGAGGGGATATCAATTGCCGATTCGCGGAGATAAAAGAGCGAAGCCGAACAAGGAAAAAAGAATAGAAGATATCTCCCCATTATGGGAAAGAGGATTTGTCTTTTATAATATCGACATGCAGGAGGATATCGACATGAAGGCAGGCATTGAAATGACTCTTGAGTTCGAGCATGGAATGCGCGGACATGACGACGGGCCTGATGCGGACGAAGGGGCTATTTGGATGTTGCAAAGATCGAACCGACGCGAGAGAAATAAACCGACATGGGGTTTTCGACAAACGTCAAAAAATATGTGGTGATGTTTATAACAAAAGATGATTACGTGAATATTGCATCGGATGCTCTGTCGATAGTAGAGCAATCGGATGAAACGAAAAGAGAAACAGCCGAAAAGGCTGCACAGGAAGAGATAGCAGGATATCTAAGAGGTGTCTATGATACCGATGCGATATTTGCAGCAACGGGGGATAATCGGAACCCTTTGATCGTGATGGTATATTGTGATATCACCTTGTATCATCTAATTTGCTCACGGCCGCAGAAAATGGGCTATGACCTACGGGAAAAAAGATACGATTATGCCATTTCCGTATTGAAAGATATTCAATCCGGTAAATTAGCTCCTAATCTTCCACACCCTGCTTCAACAACTGATCCGAATCAGTATAATAAAATTCAATTCGACCCGGGTATAAAAAATAATTATTTTTGGTAATATGAGTATATTTGGTAAACATAGAGAAATGATGGCGGGGAAAGTCAACCTTGCAAAAGCAAGCGAAGCCCGCCGGGTGCAAAAGATAATGATCGAAATGGTCGAGTATACTAAAGCACTTACAAGAAATGACATAAAGGATTGGAGATCGGCTTGGCAAGCAGCTTTAGCCGTAGAATACCCATCCAGGCAACGTTTATACAGTATATATCGTGATGCGGAGATGGATTTACATCTAACCGGTTGCCGTAGCCAGCGATCGGGATTTATCAAACGCAAGGCATTCAAGCTCGTCGATAAATCGGGAGAGGAGAATCCGGATATCACAAAATATTTCAAACAAACCTGGTTTATTGATTTTGTGGATATCATTCTTCGATCAATTTATTGGGGAACGTCTCTCATTGAGTTGGGAGATATCATTTTTACGGATGATACGATCAAATTTGAGGAAGTAAAACTTGTGCCGATGACTCATGTCATTCCCGAAAAGGGAGTGATATTGAAATATGAATCGGACGATTGGCACAATGGATATGATTATCTTCATTCTGAAATGGCAAATTGGTGCATACAGGTCGGTAAGACCGATGATCTCGGTTTGCTTCTGAAGCTTGCCGTGCAGACGATACCGAAGAAAAATCAAATGGCTTTTTGGGATCAATTCAGTGAGATATTCGGTATGCCGATCCGAATAGGTAAAACGAACGTACAAAATCCGGAGGAACGGTCGCAAGTTGAAAACATGTTAAGCAAAATGGGTGCGGCAGCCTGGGGATTATTCCCGGACGGAACGGATATCGAAATCAAAGAATCATCAAAGACCGATTCGTACAAAGTCTACGACATGCGTATAGAAAGAGCCAATTCGGAGATATCCAAAGCCATCCTAAACGAGACGATGACTATCGACAACGGATCATCTAAGTCACAGTCAGAAACGCATCTTAACGTCTTTGAAAACCTGATAGAGAGTGACGCGGACTATATCAAGAATATCATCAATAACGAACTCATCCCCCGAATGATCCTGCACGGATTCCCAATCGCGGGATATCTATTCGATTGGGACAAAGGAATCTCTTATTCACCTGAGCAACAAATGGCTTATGAGGAGATGATCGCTGATCAATATGAGGTGGATCCGGACTACTATGTTAAAAAGTACAATGTGCCTATTATTGGGAAAAAGACTTCGACCGCATCTTCAGCTAATCTTAAGAAAGATTTTTTCGACTAAGCCCGGATTGTTACTCCGGGCTGCACAAAAGAGCTCTGATGTTGTACGGTCCACTTAATCTAGCGGATTCCGATCCGGGTTGGTGGGATGTAATAGCAGCTGCTTATTCGAAGCTGATGTCTTTTATACATAAGCAGAATGATGTAACAGCCGATACCATCAAGAAAAAAGTACCTCAAGAGTTTATTCAAACGATGACAGGGATATTCAACGATGCCCTCGAGGAAGGAATCAAGACCGAAGATTTGAGTGATGGTACTCGAGAGAAAA